CCCGTGCAGAATACTGTCATGCCCCCATAGGTTCCTTAAATGGTCTTGATTATACCGGCGCAAATCAGCGCAGAATACGCCGTTTCGGCTAGGCCAATCATGTTGATTTTGTGGGCGTTTATCCTGCCGTGCGCGTAGTACGGGATGAAAACGCTTTCGCTGTCATCGGGGTCCAATTCCGCATCGCCTTCATATACCTGGAGCGTTTCCAGCATAGACGCTACAATCGCGAGGTGGTGGGCTTTTTCGATCATGTCATGCGTCCCTTACATGATAATCTGTGAGTAGCCATTCTCGAACGCCTCGGGTGGCGAAAATGACTTATACCCATCGGCGTAAACAACGTAGTAACCGCCTGCTTCTGGCCGATGCTTTTGCACAAATTCGGCAGACAGTTTGACGGGGGCAAACCCCGCCTCACATGGCACCATCATAAGAGACCCATCACTCTCTTGATCCGGCTCGCCTGTGTGCTTTAGTTCGGCAATCTTGAGTGCCCAAACCTTCTTGTGGCTCTGGTATTGCGGCATCTGCGCTTTTGGTTCGTTCATTTTTTCGGTCCTTTATGTAAAAGGTTTTGAGTGTTGTTGGGCTACCTAGTGTTTTTGGAGTTGGCCGCGAAGAATTTCCGCGCATCGTCTTGGGCCATACCCTTAGCCTGCTTGATCTAGGAACGGGCCGTAGCCAAAGCCTTCGCGCAGGGCTTCAATTTCGCGGTCTTTTTTGTTCACCTGAGACACGAGCGATGCGACCTGATCTTCAAGATCGGTTATCCGTTCATTCTGGATTAAATCTGCATGGGCTTGCGCCATCTTTTTACGCAAATCAATCGCGCCCGTCTCGAACAGCTTACCATGGATGACGGGGTGTGCCTCACTCACGTCTTTCTTGCGGCCCCAAGCGGGATTTTCCTCATGCCTTCCGGTGTATCCGTCGAGGCCAAGATAGCGGCGCATTTGATCATCGCGGCCCTCTAGTATTTCCTCAACCACCCTACCTGCCATGCCGCGTACAAAACCTTCAATGGTTTCAGACATGCGATCAATCACGCCGTATTCCATATCCTGCCACAGTTCGTCTAACAGGTTGGATTTAGCTTTTTTGAAAGCGTCTTGATTGGGCATATCCATAAGGCAATCGTGCATGGCTTGCCCGAAGTCCTCAATCGCTTTGTCTTCTTTTGGGTAAGTCATAAATCTGGTCCTTTATAAACGGCCACGGATGCCAGCAAAAACGGCACCTATGGATGAGCCGAACGCGCCGACCAAGATTGTCATTCCGGCCCAATGCCAAAACGATTGAAACGTAAATTCTAAAAGTTCGATCATGTTTTTGGTCCTTTAATCTCTGCCGAACATCGCTTTGAAACTCGCGATATTTACGGCATGGCAGGATTTCGTGTGTTTAGCTTCGGCGTGGGCAATGACCCCATCAACGCCCTTCAATTTCTTATCGCAGACAGGGCAGGTGATGCGCTCAATACCATCCGCCTTTCGGCCAGACCTGCCGTAGAGGATTTCGTAAGCCTCGTCAGGTCCGTCGCACCAGTCTGACCATTCCTCGGCCAGTGCCATCGCCGCTCCATATCCCATGTTTTCGGTCCTTTATGAACAGGCCATCGCGATGAAATCCGCGCGGGACTTTTCTTTGATTTCGGTTGAGATTTTTTTGTCGCCCATTTCATGCGTCCAAACAGGGCGGCCCATAATTTTCTCGACGTATTCGTGCATGGCATCGAACGGGCCGCACAGGATGCCCGTGAAGGCTGATATCACCGCAGATTGTTCGCGTGTCAGTTTGTCCATTTTCTTGGGGTCCTTTGTGGCGTGTTCTATTTCGTTCTCATGTTCTCTTTTAGACTATTGCGCTACTGTTCGCAAGGTGCTAAATGTGGCTTATGAGAATAATTGCATACCTCTTTGATCGCCCCCGCTCCGCCGCGTCTCATATGAGCGTGGAGCCTGCGTGCATCTTTACCGACGCCCCCGGCACACATCGCGCGGACCTATCCGCCATGATCGACAGCGGCGACTTGCGGGCTGGTGACGTGGTGCGCGTCTGCGCTCTAGCTGATCTCGGCCACGGCGCGGCAAGCAATGCCATGCATCGCCGCATAGAGGCGCTGGGGGTTACGGTCGAGGTTATGCCACAAGCGCCCCGGTCCACGCTTGCGCGCCTCTCAAAGAAGCACCCACGGCGCGCTGACATGTGCGCGGTCTGGTGGTCTGCTCTGGATCAAGCCGACGCGCTGGGCAAGATTTCCGACATGGCGGGGCAGGACATAAATCGCAATCAGGCAAACCGGGTGTGCAATTACAGCCGAAATCCTGATGACAGAACGCTAGAGTGAAGGAGCCTGATTTATGCACCTTCTAAGATATCACGCAGAGCATGAATGCCCCAAAGGCCATAGGTTCATGGCCGAAGCAAATCCCTTTGTCGAGGGGCACGTATCAAAAGCACTTTGCCCGACATGCTATGATGCGTGGATAGCTGCTAACGTCCCACTAGGCACGCAGATTGGTAAAGCGATTGAAACTTCGTCTGTGAGCGTTGTACATCTTTAGGAGGGTCTTATTCGCCCGCGAGCGTGATTAGCCCCGACTGTCGCCGCGACCATATCGTGAACATGAAGGCGCGCAGAACGTCTTCCCAGCCTAGCCCGTTGGCTTCCCACTGGTCGCGGTGGTCTAGCACGTCGTGGCATCTATCGCAGGCGTCTATGATGAAAACGTCGTCGGGTTTTTCCGCCATGCCCGCTACGCTGAAAAACCGCATGTGCGCCCCGATTGTGTATTCGTCTTGCTGACGGCAAACCCCAGGAATGTGCAGCTTACAGTGGTTGTTCCGTGGTGCATCGCGCAGGGCTTTTACCTTGGCGGGCTTCTGGCCTTTTTGGTGGACCTCGCGCTGAGGGATGATTCCGCTCATTCTTCATTCCTCATTGCCGTAGCGGCTTCGATCATCTCAATCTCGTGAGACATGAGCGGCTTGCCCGTCACAACCATCCCGGCCCAATTTACAATCAACCCATAGCCGTGCGTGCGCTCGATTACGGTGCCGCGAACGAGCCGACCGCTTGGGAGCTTAACCAGTTCCGTCATTCTGGACGCCCAATGCGCCCATTCCATGCGTCGAATTCATTTACCAGCGTCTTGAATTTGTCACCGGCGTCCGTGCCTTCGATGATATCCGCGCGCGTAGTAACCCCGCATATACGGCGCATGAAATCGGCAGCATCTTCGGCGTTTAGGGCATCCGCCGGGGAATTTAATGGCGAGCCGATGAATGCCCAGAACCGTTTGTTGCCGCACATCATCCCCGCCTTTTGCGCGAGCGTGTATTCCCGGCGCTGTTTCGGGGCCTCTGGGGGCGCGTCTACCTTAATCGGGCACACTGCCACCCACTGCTCCGTAGCGAACTGTGGCACGCCCCCCAGCTTACGCAGCGCGTCGTCTGCCGCCTCTATCGGCACCTCAAGAATAATCTGGGCAACCTTGCGTCCTTTGATGACCTTAAAATCTGAAAACGTGGCTTGGAATGCTGTGTCAGTCAAGGCTTCATTCCTTTCAGTTTTGGTTAGACATTGGCAAATTCAAATGCGTGGAACACAAGCCCAAAAGCGGGAATTTGAAACGTGGCAATGAAGTCGCCAATGTCTCGCGGTAGCGGCTGGCCTGTCCCGGCGACGAAGAACCGGCGGCGCTCGGTGTCGGCGGCAGGATCAACCATCGCCCAAAGTTCAGCGAATTCGCCTTGAACTTGAACCGATAGAACCTTGGCCCCAACAGGCATATCAATAATTGATGTGTCAGGGGTGAGCCTGTATTTGAAAACCTTCATTGTCATATCTTCATCCCTTTCAGTTTCTCATATGCGGCTATCACCGCAGGGTGGCGCTTGTATAAGTCGCCAGTATTATCCCAGACGGTTTCCAGTTCCTTGGCGTTTCCAGCCTGCCCTAGACGCGCAATGACGTAGGACAGGCCAAGGGCGGTGGTCAAAACGCGGCTTTCGTTTCCCAAGCCTTCACCCCGTCAATCGGGCGCACGCGGAAATTCTTTGCCACGTACGCCTCAATGAATGCCGTCATGGCGTCCCGATCCTGCGATGCGATCCAATGCAGCGCAAGTCGTGCGTCCGTGATTTCGTGGTGGTGAACCGTCCGCATTCCTTTCGGCACTTCAACTTTCTTGACAGCCTTTGCGGCGGCTTGCGCCTCGGCCATCTTTTCCGCCGCTACGCGCTGCGCTTCAATATCGGTGGCTGATGCTGCCCGCGCGGCTTCCTCGGCAGCGTGGCGGGCCTTTGACGCGGCAACAGCGGCAAGGCGTTGCTCTTCGGCGCGCTGGGCTTGTAGTGCGGTTTTGAACTTGCCAACGGCGGCAATCAATCCATCGCGGATTAGCGTGAGATCGGCAAGTGTCGGCTTCCAACGGTCCAACTCGGCCTTGTGCGCGTCATGTAGCGGCGCGGCGGCGCTGGCCTGTCCATCCTTCACCGCTTTGAGCGCGGACTTGATATCCTTTGTCAGCGCGTCAACCGCCTTCATTTGGCCTTCGTTTTCAACCTCGGCCCCGTCTAGCCAAGATTGCGCTTCTTCGATTGCATCGGCGTATGGCGCGGTGGCTTCTGAAATCGGATCGGGTGGGTTGTTGTGTCCTGTGGTCATGGTTCTGCCTTTCAATATGGGATATTATCGTCAATCGGCGCGGCGGATACCTCGGCTTGCAACACGCCCTTGAAGTCTTCCTTAGCATCAATCACGGCTTGATCTTTCTGCATCTCGCCAAGCGAACGCCAAACGGTTTGCAGCGCGGCTAAGTCAGGTGCTGACGACAACCGGGAAATCGCAAATGCGCGTTCTTTGTTGTGCGCGGCCTCGATGGCTTCCTGCTGCTTGTGGCTATCATCAATCGGATCGTCGCCATCCTCATCAACATGCAACTGTCCCTTGTGCCACAAATCAAGCGCCGCGCCGAACCTCATGGCCGCATTGCGCAAAGCATCGCCAATGATTTCCTTTATGGCATTCCAGCCGGTCTTCCCCTCCGCATCGCCATAGCCAATGCGGGTGACACCGCAGACAGTAAGCCGGATCCACATTCCGGTTCCGGATAGCTTAGGCAATCCGCTTTCGTCAACGGCCATAGGTTGCCAGTCCCATTCAGGGTCACAATCCAGCAGGCGGTTGGTCAACGCGGCGTGGCCGACGTAATCCAGATGCACAACCTTCGGATGGTGCCATTGACCACACTCTAGGCATCTGATGCCTTGCTTGTAATCGGCTTTCACGTCGTCGGTCTGCCGTTTCGTCGGTTTCGGCAGCTTGGATATCTGGTTCGCGGGGAAAGGCTCACGCAATAGCGCAAGGCCCTCGGGTTTCGGCTTGTCAGTCATTGCGGTGTCCATTCTTTTGCGTTCCTACTGTCCCGGCACATCTGCAAATAGCGTTTTGCCGCGCGTGTCAGGTAGTCCCAATCTAGCGATCCGCGCGTGTACTTGCGGCGCTCTCGCAGGCATTCATGGGCGCGTTGGCGGGTATTCATCGCCCTAGCACCCAATCAAACAGCGCAAAGAGAATATCTTTAATAAAGGGCGCGACGATAAATGTGGCAATTGAAGCGCCGATAGATGCGAGGATCAACAGCGTCCACGGCGCGACACGGTTCGGTGGCGGTGGTGGGAACCTGTCGTGCAATTCGATCTCCGCGTCCAAGCTGGTGCCTGTGGCCGGATAGTGCCTGGTGGTCTTGTATCCAGTCCCATTATGCGCGTGCCAATCAACGGCAGAAACGGCGTCGGCGGACGCCTTGGCGAAGCGTTTGCGCTTTGCGAGCGGTATCATTTCGGGGCTTTCTTTTCATCCGGGAACAACTCGGCCATGAGGGATTTCAGGCGCGCGAATTCCCGTTGTAATTTCGCGGCATTGTAGTGACCATCAACGCTTTCCCCGTGAATCCGAAAATCGTTATCCAGGATTAGCGCGCACTCTGCCATTTCTTGCGCTGCCATGTGTATTTGGTAGATTCTCATTTTATGGGGCATATCATTATCCTTTCAGATGGAGTTGTCAGCTATTTAATTATTCCTGCGATGCAGACGGCAACGGCGGCAGAATTCAGCGCCAGAATATATCGCGGCCATTCGGGGTCAGTTATCCCGACGGCGGCAAACGATCCGTTTATCAAAAGGCCGATTCCCCAAAGTATCCTCATGTCATTATCCTCTATATGCTTTGCTGTGTTGCAGTCGGTGGGCTTCGCGCTGGATGGCTTGGCGCAATAGTTTGGACGCCGTGACCCATCGCGTCTGGCCTGATGTGGACGCCAAGGCATTGAGAAGGCTAACCGTCTCTGCGTCTAGCGTGCATGTGATTGGGCGCGTGTCAGTCATTCCGTCAACCAATCTGGCGCAGTCTCGCCCCTTTGATGTATCCAATTTTCAATGCGGTCGTGCGCGTCTCCGGTGATATCCTCGTGGGTGCCTTCGTAAAGGTTAAGGCGCAGAACGAACGCGGGCAGGCCGTCATCGCGGGCCTCAACGTAGTCATTGCAGGCATCATCGAAAAGGCGATGCGGTTCGCCGCGGTACCCGTCAACAGCGCAAGCGTAATCGTTATAGTCAACAATGCAGATGAACAGCGTTGCGGGTTTGATTGCGCGGGTCATTGTGCTTGCCGTTTCTTTACGTTCGCCGCGAGGTGCTTCCAAAAGCCACCATCACGGTCTGGCGCGTTCTCGAACAGCGGCGCGGGGCCTTGCCATTGGCCAGCGTCAACCTGTTCCTTCATTGCCTCGCGGGTAATGCCCTTCTGCTCGAGGTCGAACCAAGCGACGGGGTTCTTGCTTCCTTGCGGCTCGGACAGAATATGCATGCAAACGGCTAGGTGATGCGTCTCGTTGGTCATTGTCTCGGCTCCTGTTTTGGTATCGGTTGCGCGGGTCATTGGGCGTAATCCACCTGATCGGCGGCGCTCTCGATTTCCAGAGCAAGCGCGTCGGCGTCGGTATCGCTTCCGCCGCTATAAATGCCGTTAGTGCAGTTGCCGATCACTACTGAGAGGTCGTCCTGAACGGTGAAGGGCAGCGGGCCATAGTCGGGCGTTCCGAAAGAAGGGGTCGCATCGCGTTCGCTTTCGTCCATTGCGGACCATTGAGCGATAAGGCGGGTTGCGGCGGCTTTGAATGTGCTGGTCATTGTCTCGGCTCCTATTTGCTGCACTCACACTATCCGACGCAAATCCATGCGTCAAGCACGAAAGCCCCCTTGTGCTATAAATTTGCCTGTGCTAGGTGTCGGGCATGGAAACAAAAATCAAACCAGGTGATGCGCTTTTGCGCATATGGCAGGCGGAACTCGACCTGTCTAACGCGGATGCCGCACGCATGTTCGGCACCGTAGAAACGCACTTTTCGCGCTGGCGGAAAGGCAAAACAGTCCCGGCAATGTCGGCGCGCATGTTAATCGAAAAGGTCACGAACGGCGCTGTGCCGGTGGAGGCGTGGCAATGACCGGCAAACCAGAGGACACCGACAGTCCCGTTGCATATCTCAGGCTTGACAGCACCGGCGCAATGCAGGCCTGCGGCAAGCTGGACAGCGGCGCGCGGCGATACCTGCACGAAGACGCGGTTGCCGACATGGTGGCAGAGGCAATTATGAAGCTGCGCGTTTGCCACAGTGACGCGTGGGAAGGCAAATGAAAACCCCGGCTTGCAACCGGGCAGTCGCGCCGCGCGGGCGTCTATAGCGCGGATATTTCACATCGTCGCCGGTACGATGCGGCGGAAAACCGGCACTAATTTGGAGGATGATATGAGCAGATCAGGATATACGGATCATTGGGATGGCGACGATGGCGCATGGGAGGGGAAGGGATGACTGATAAGATAATATCGATGGGGTTAGCACGCGCAGACGCCACGAACGACAACAGGATGATAACGCCAGCGGAAGCTCTAATGCGCCTTGCTGATGATATCGAGAGTGGCAAGGTAGCAGTCAACAAATTGGTTATCCTGACGCTCAACGACATCCCGGACTCCGAGGGCAATCGGTTTCAAGTTGGGTATCGGTCAGCGAAGGTGTCATTGTCTGAGGTTGTAACGGTTTGCGCGATGGGCCAGAAAATGGCAATTGATAAAATGGGACATTGGGAGGAATGATATGAGCCAATTCACAGCCATACGCGCCCACCTTGAGGCAGGGCACAACATCACGGACGCGGTTGCACGCAAGCTATGCAAATGCACCCGCCTTGCGTCGATTATTCACAGACTGCGCGAGCGGGGCTATCTGATCGACACGCACCTCATGCCAACCGGGACCGGCAGCAAATACGCGGTGTATGTAAAAGCAAAGCCGGTTGTGCCGGATCAAGCGCGGATGGAATTGTGATGTTGGAAAGTATTGCCAACTTGGCCATACATCCCGCGCCAGGGATCGGCCATAACCAGCCGCCCAAACGCCTTTATGGTCTTGGATCGCTATGGCTTCACTTCGCAAATGAATACGAATTGCGCCGGTTGGCCGTATTGCATCTGCGCATGGAACGGAAAAAGGCTGGCATCGCTGAAATAACCGCTGAATGCGCCCTGATCGGCGGGCGGTGTGCCAAGCGCATGAGACGGCAAAGGGGGCTGAACTGATGGGGTTAGACGCTATAGAGGCCCTAGCCAACGCGATTATCGGGCTTGTGCTGTCATGGATCATCACGCTCACGGTGCTGGGCTTTACCGCCTGGCAGTCAGCGGGAATAACCGCGATCTTTTTCGTGGCGTCAACAGTCCGCGCTTTCATTCTTCGCCAATTTTTCAGGAGCATATCCCAATGAGCATTCACGAATATCGGGAATTTATTGCGGCGCGCAAAAAGACTGTCAAAACTGGCGGAATTGATGCCACGCAATACAAAGACGCTATGAAGGAACATCAGCGCGTTGCCGTGGATTTCGCGCTAAACAAAGGCAAGTCGGCGTGCTTTCTGGATACTGGTCTAGGCAAGTCTTTCTGCGAATTGGAATGGGCTAAGCAGGTTTCGGAATTCACCGGCAAGCCATCCCTGATATTGACGCCATTGGCGGTCGCCGGTCAGATGGTGCGCGAGGGGCAGAAGTTCGGAATTGATGCGCGCCAAATCAAGGAACAATCTGAAGTCGGCGCAGGCATAATGGTCGCAAACTACGAGCGACTGCAAAAACTGGACCCTGACGCATTCGGCGCGGTTGTATTGGATGAAAGCAGCATCTTGAAATCATTTGCCGGTCAAACGCGGGCGAGGTTGCAAGACGCCTTTCGCGATACGCCTTTCAAATTCGCGGCAACGGCGACACCAAGCCCAAATGATCATATGGAACTAGGCAACCATGCCGAATTCCTTGGGGTCATGCGTCAACAGGAAATGTTATCGCGGTGGTTCATCAATGATACTAGCACGGCAAGTAAAGATTGGCGTTTGAAGGGTCACGCGATTGAGGACTTCTGGTCATGGGTCGCTTCTTGGTCCAGATGCGCGACAATGCCAAGCGACCTGGGCGGCGATGATACCGGATATATCCTGCCGGAAATTGACCGGCGTTTGCATGTTGTCAAAGCTGACCGCCAGAAAGACGCAGATGAGGGGATGCTGTTTCGTATCCCGGAAATGAGCGCGACCAGCTTTCACCAGGAAAAACGTCTGACATTGCGTCAGAGATGCGAAAAGGCGGCGGAGTTGGCAAGCCATGACATGCCGGTAACTGTCTGGTGCGAAACGAACGATGAAAGCGCGATGCTAGCCAAGATGATTGACGGCGCTGCGGAGGTTCGAGGAAATCAATCGCCAGAAGAAAAAGAACGCCGACTTCTGGGCTTTGTGGACGGTGATTTTAGGGCTATAGTGACCAAGCCAAAATTGGCCGGGTTCGGCGTTAACTGGCAACACTGCGCCCACGCCGTATTTGCCTCAATATCGTTTTCTTACGAACAGCACTACCAGGCCGTTCGCCGGTCGCATCGGTTCGGGCAAGACCAACAGGTGCGCAACGATATCGTCATATCAGACACCGAAGATAGCATTTGGCAAACAATCCACGGCAAGGCGGAAAAGCATGCCGAAATGAAACGCCGGATGGCAGACGCGATGCGGCGCGCACAGTCGGAAACAGAAACGCGGGTGAAGTATGACCGCCCGCTTGATCTGGCGTTTCCGGCATGGCTCAAGAGTTACGAAAAGTAGGGCAATGATGTCCTACCTGCTCCGGCGAGGAAAGCCTTCTATCGGTTCGGGCCTCGCCGGGGTCATAAATTCAACAGAGTGGAGGCTACGATGAAGCAACCTGAATACCAAGGCGACGGATGGGCACTACATAATTCGGATTGCATTGAGGGCATGCACGCGATGCCTGCCGATAGCGTTGATCTGACGATATTTTCCCCGCCGTTCGGGGATCTGTTCGTCTATTCGGAAAGCGAGCGCGACCTTGGGAATGCCGGGGAAGGCGACGCTTTCTTAAATCAGTATCGGTTTTTCGCGGAGGCTCTGACCCGCGTAATGCGTCCCGGCCGGATCGCTTGCGTTCACTGCTCCGATATGCCGATGCGCAAAGGGAAGCATGGGGCTATTGGGATGATGGATTTCTCGGGCGATTTGATCCGGGCGCACCAGAACGCGGGGTTGATCTATCATGGCCGCGCGACAATCTGGAAGGACCCGGTTGTGGAAATGCAGCGTACCAAGGCGCTTGGCCTGCTGTTCAAGCAAATCCGAAAGGACAGTGCAATGAACCGCGTTGGAATGCCAGATTATATGCTCTTTTTCCGCAAGGACGCAGTGAATGAAAGACCGATAGAGCACGCTGCGCCCGATGACAAAAAGACCGCTTTGAAAATTGCGCAGGATTGGCTTGCTGATCTTCGACGCCAAGGGCTTTGCCAAAGCATCCCTGATGATGATCTGTTGGCTGAATTAATGGAAGGCGCGCACTTCGACGTGATGGAATGGCAGCGGCTCGCATCGCCGGTATGGATGGACGTTCAACAGGGGAATGTTCTGCGCAATTTCCGCAAGGCTAAGGGCGCGAACGATGAAAAGCATGTTTGCCCGTTGCAGTTGGACGTTATCCGAAAGTGTCTCAGGCTTTACAGCCGCCCCGGCGATATTGTCATGGACCCTTTCAATGGGATTGGATCGACGGGCTACGAAGCGGTACGTGCTAAGCGCAAATATATCGGCTTTGAATTGAAACCGGAGTATGCGGCGCAGGCGAATGTTAACCTGACCGATGCGGCGGCGCATGGTGCTGATATGTTTGCGGCGGCATGATCCGCCTGCCCCGGCGCGGAAAATCGTCTAACGGTTCGGGCCGTGCCGGGGTCATAAATGCAATGGAGGGAACGAACGTGATAATTGAAATGACTTTATCGGAAGACAATCTCATGGTTGTCAAATCAATCCAATCTCAAATAAAAGACGGGATTTTTACCACGACATATCGTCACGATTTCCAGTGCGGTAAACGACCGGACCCATCGGAAGCGGTAAATATTCTACTCACCAGCATGCCTTAAATTGCTGTCCACGATAGGAGGCCGATACACCATGACCTACATCTTTGACATATCATGGCCAGGGCGGGCGCTATCGCCAAACGGCGGGCGGGTTCACTGGACTGCGAAGAAGCGTTACAAGGCCGAGGCATACGGCGCGGCCCTAGCCGCTGGTGTGCGGCAATCTGATCGGGCGTCTATTTCGGTTGTGTTTCATCCCAAGCCTAACGGCAAAGCCCCCGACAGGGATAACTGCATTTCCTCATTTAAGATGGGCCAAGACGGAATCGCCGCCGCCCTACACATTGACGATGG